TCTTGTAATATACTTGTACCAAAATTTATCCATATTTTATTATGTGGTCCAATAGGGTCATTATTTAAATTATATACATCACCCTCGTAACGTAAAACAAAATCCCTATAATCATTAAAAATTTGTTGTGTAGTAATTTCTTCAATGCTTTTAAATAATGTTGAATGATTATCCCTAGACCTATAATAGTCACCAGAAACATTACTGTATTTATCATTACTTAACTTAATATCTTTAATTTCATAAATACCTGAATAATCTGTTGTTCTAAATCTTTTATATGTAAACCTATCTAAAGGCGAAAAAAATGGTGTTCTATTATCATTTGCATCAATTCTTTCAAAATCAAAAGTTATATTATCATAATGTATAGAGGTAAAACCAGTTGTTGCTTGTTGATATGGCTCATAAATACTAATTACTAAAGCACCAACTGGATTTGGTAGAGTGTCTATATTATGACTAAATTCTAACCACCTATTATTTTGCTCAATAGTTTCAATATTAATTGTATTTGTTGTAGTCCAATTATTACCACTTACACTCCAGTAATAAATATCTGTTCCACCTGGAACACCAGTTTCATCATGTTTTAATTGCCATCTAAAACTTCTATTACCAGTATATGTTGAATTTAGATAAGCATTTATTTTTAAAACGTATGCCAAATGACTAGCACTCGGTTTATCGATTGATTGGCTTATAGCAATTCCAGTACCAGTTTCTGAGGTTTGTACATCAGTATTTTTTGCTGAATAATTACCTTGTTTTGTTATCGTACTGTCCAATGTAGCATCTGTAAAAGTCCAATTTGTTGAACCATGTTCAAATCCACTATTGCTAAATTCATTAACCTCATTAAATTGACTAACATCATGACTAATTAAAACCTCTCTTAATGGTCTTAAATACTCTTTTGTTAAATTATTATTTAATGGTTGTAAATCACTAGGAACTTGATTTAAAACATCAATATCACTTGATGATTGATAAACACCACTTGAATTATAAATATGATATTCTATTGTTTCAGTTCCGTTTGTTTGTAAACTACTTGTTTCACTTGCTCTTATTCCAGTTGGTACAGAACCAGTTTGAGCAGTTGTATTGCTACTGTCTTTTACAGATTGCTCACTATAACTTGAATTGTTTATAACATACCACCTTCCATAACTTTGAAAAATTCTTGCATTTGTGAATTTTAAAATTTGCTCAAGTGTATCTTTAGCACTAGCTAAATCAAATTGATTATTTAACAAATAATAAGGTGTTACTAAAGATTGGTCATATATATTATAAGTTCCAGCACTTGCACCATTTTTTTTAATATCATTACTAACATAAATATCAAAACCTAAATCAAGGTTATTTAATATATTATGAATATAATACATAAAACTTTTTTGACCTATTGATGAAGTGTCCATAGGTATATCAAAACCATCTAAACTGCCTAAACCATCATATCCGCTAAGTGTGATTCTATATGGTGTATGTGTTAATGCTTCTTTAAATTGGTCAACTAATAGCCAACCCTCCCAGTATGTTTGATAAACTAAACTGGCATCTTTATAAGATATTTTAATTTTATATTCCCTCTCATCAGCATCATAAAAATTATCATAGTTAGTGCTGTCGGTAACAAATAAATTAATTTGACAAGTTGACCCTATTATAGGTGAATAAATATCATCATTACTATTCCACTCAATTTCAAGTGGGTTATCAGTGCCAATTAAATCATAAACAGTACCAGTATATCCATCTTGTAAGATTTCAATTTTTTTACCTTTTAAATTGTCATCAGAAAATTCTAACCTAAATTTTACTCCGTAAGCCATTATAAAATTCTATCTCTGTTACGTTCTGCTCTTTGTAGTGCGACCACTAAATCTTGTCCTTTTAACACAAATTGTCCACCCACTTCAACTCTACCACCACTTCCATTATTTCCAATCATTCCCTTTAATTTATCGAGTGGTGCTACCACCTCAGGATTACTTCTTGCTCCTGGATATTCTCCAAAGAGACCAAGTGTTGGAGTGCTTACAATTCCACCTTTAGCAAATTTTTTAACACCACCACCACCACCAATTTTAGCGGCTTTACTTTTAAACATACTTCCTAAAGCAATTAATGCGATACCAGCAGCAATAGCAACAATTGGATTCAAGGATTCAAATGCTTTTTTAATAGCTTTTATACCAATACCAATTTGTATTGCTAATTTACCCAATTGTATCGCCATACTACCGATTCCACCTAATAAAACAGAACCTAGTTTTCCAGCTAAATTTCCACCCTCAGCTATGGCTTGCCCAAGTGCTTCTCCAATACCAACTGCCATGTCTTGTAAACCATAACTAACAATCTCAGATTGTGCCTGAACAATTTGTCTTGTCCTTTCATTAATCGCTTCCATACGATTATTAAAGTTTTCTAAAGCTCTTGTGTTACCCTCTAATGGTTTATCAAATATACCAGCTAATTTACCAGAAACCTGACCCAATCTACCTTGTGCTTCCTCTGTTATAGCAAAAGTTTCATCAAGCATATTTTTTCGGTGCATTACTGCTTTTTCACCTAATATTTTTGTTCTTTCAACATCATCCTCATCAATGCCTAAATTAAGAGGTTGTGTACTAACTTGACTAATACCTTTTGTTATAACACTATTTACATTTTTAATGCTGTCAGCTAAAGTATCAGTAGCACTTGCATCTTCTTTTTTTACCTTAGTTCCAGTCTTTAATTGTAGTGCCGCAAATTGTGCAGCATTACCACCTGACCTTAATAAATTTTTAAATGTTTGCCATTTACTATTTGCAACACCTAAACTTTCATTTAAACCATCAATTCCATGTTTCAAAGCAATTATAGACACTATAACAACACCAATTGGATTTGTAGCAATAGCAGTTGTTAAAAGTTTAAAACCACCAGCAATTGAAACTATCGCAGGATATAACGTTTGAAAAGCTAAAATTAATGGTGGCAAAATAGTTGCCAAAGTTCCAATAACAATTATTGCTCTTTTTGTGTTTGGGTGTAATTCTTTAAATTTTTTAACTAAATCGCCAATAAACTTTGTAATCTTAGGTATGTTTTCACTAAGGTTAAATGCCTTAGCAATCTCTTGTCCTAATTCAGCAAAAGCAATATTTACGTTATCTTTTAGTGTACTGAATAAACCATTTAAAGTACCACTTAAAGTTTTCATACCATTATGGAATTTACCCCCCTCTTGTGTACTTCTTTCAAATGCAGCTTGTAATACCTCAAATGTTATTTTACCCTCACTAGCTAATTGTCTTACCTCTCCAGCAGTTTTACCAGTTACATCAGCTAATAACTCATACATTGGTACTCCATTATTAATAAACTGTAAAATATCCCTTGTCATTACTCTGCCCTCAGCAGCACTTTGACCAAAGGCAACTGCTATTCTATTTAAATCACCACCAGCAACTGCCGCAATATCACCTAACTGTTGTAATGAATTATAAGCATCTTCTGCACTTAAACCAAAACCCATCATTGTATTATTAGCTTTAACTAATTCATCTAATTGAAATGGTGTTTTAGCTGAAAACTGAACTAACCTTTCAAATGCTTTAGCACCTTCCTCTGCACTTCCAGTCAATACGTTTAATGTGGTTTGTAACTTTTCAAAATTAGCAGCTTGTTTTAAAGCCATACCACCAGCTAGAGCAAGAGGTGCTGATAACCTAGTAGATAAAGTTTTTCCTATTTTACCAGCTTCCTTGCCAAAGTTTTTAAGGTTATCTCCAGCAGTTTTTAAACTTGTTTTTAATTGCTTAACATTTGCAATAAAATTAATTCTAACATTTTGTTCTGGCATAAGGTAAAGATTTTTACAAATTTAATAAATATTAATCTAGTGGTTTAAAATTCATTTTACTTACCCTTTTTCTAAATTCTTCGAATTGTTCTGGTGTACTTTTTGGCTTACCTTTTTCTAAATAAATGTCTTGTGGTAATGGAAATAGTTTTTCAGGAGAAATCATTTGACTACGTTTTGTGCAATTTACGTTGAATAACATAGTACTTAAATAACGTACTCTTTCCCACTCTAAATTTTGTTTAATTAAATATGACTCTCCTAGTAAGTGGTTTTCTTTCCATGTGTTAAACCAAAAGTCATTTGGATTTATGCCAACCTGACCAACGTAGAAATCTAATAAAGAGTCAAAATCAAGTTGGCTATTTACTTTCCCTTTTTGGTAGTTTGTTTTATGTTACGACCTAAACCAGCATTTAAATCATTTCCTAATATTCTACTTTCCATCATAGCATTTATCATGTCAGTTAGTTTTTCACTATCAATATCCTCTAACCAAACACCAACAGTAAATTCATTATAATCAACCTCGTTACCTTGTTCTTGGTCATTTGCTAATAAAGCAGAATAAATAATTGCTCTAATGTTTTTTAAACTTACACCATCAGAAAATATGTTAGCCATTTCTTCTAAACTAACACCTAGTATGTCAGTTAGATTAGCCCAAAAATTCATTGAAAAATGTAAAGTTCTGTTTTTGTTACCTAGTTTTAAAGTGTAGTAACCTCTTTTCTTGTTTGCCATAATACTATATATTTAAAGCCACTAA